GTTATGAACCCACCCATTGATAAGTCTGTCGTTGAGCAAAACGATACGATTGTCAAAGAGGGTAATATGTCGGCTTCTAAATATATGAGCCTCCTAGACGCTTCTGTTAAAACAGCTAAGTCTGTTGAGGAAGCTGTGCTGAACATTACATTGGTGAATAACCATTGTAATGTTCAAATCCCTACCCATGTCTACAAGTTAGCAAGCCTACTCGGATCAACCAGTCAGTATAATGATGTAGTTGATTATCTGGAGCAAGCAAGCTACTTAAATGGCAAAAAATTGTCGAAACAAGACTCTATCCGTCTTGTAAGATTAGCTAAACTCTTATCCCTTAACACTTACGGGCAGAAATAAGTCTCGCCCTGTTTCACCCACAGAAAGGAATTGCCTTATGTCTAGGTATTCTCGTTCTAAGAATATGTCTCGCAGGGCAGAGCTTGCTCGTAGAAGAAGCCGTCGTGCAAACTCAGGCCTACCTGGTTATGATAACCTTGGTTGGGATCACTTCGGACACCCTGCTTCTTCTGATCAACCTTCTGTCGATCAGTATGGCTTCGACTCGGAGTTCGGTGAGGGCGTTCGCAAAGGGCCTTATCGTTCAGGTCCAGCACCAGCATCTTATGGTTGGGAGCCAGAGCATCCAGCAGTTACTGACGAGCTTGTAGAGGATTACGCTCTTACTGATGATCTTCGCCAAGAGAACCTTAAGAAAGCTATGGAGCGTAAAGCCGCTAAGTGCATTCGTATCGCTGAAAGCCGTCTTGGTCGCCGTGCTTCACAGCGTGAGATCGAAGATCTTGCCCTTCGCATGATGGATCTCCCTAACCGCACTGTTAATGCCCGTGTTGCTCGTCTTGCTGACAACGCAGTACAGGTTGGTACAGAGTATGATGAGGGTCTTGAGTTCACAGGTCCAGGCAATGCAAGCGATGAGCTTGAGGCTGACGATCTTATGGGGCACACCATGTTTGATGCTTATGACCTCGATGGTGATGGCATGATCTCTATGGACGAGTGGGGTGGTTCTGACGAGATCTTTGACGATCTTGACGAGGATGAGGATGGTTTCCTTTCTCGTGATGAGATCGCTCTTGGTCTTGGTGAGTCTTTCGCAGACGATCTTGAGGCTGATGATGAACTTGCAGAGATCATGGCTGAACTTGAGGCTGATGAAAGCCACGCACACATGATGGCCGAGGATCACTCTTCATCTGCCGAGGCTCTCGCAGAAGAAATCGCTACCCTTAAAGCCGCTAACGCTCGTCTTGCTCGCAAGGTTCGTAAGCTCGCTGACAATGCTGTTCAAGTTGGTACTGACTACCAAGGTGAAGATCCTGATCTTGAGATCGACACCACTCCAGCTAACGAGCCTTCAGAGGGTCAGCCTACTCAGCGTCTTGCAAAGATTGAGCGTCTTGCAGAAGCTCTTTCAAGCTACATGGCAGAGATGGACACCACTGCTAATGACGAGATGGCTTCACTCCTTGCAGAGCTTGAGGCTGATGACACTCGTGAGCAGAATGATGCACAGTATGGTTATACTGCTGACGAGACTGAAGCTCACATGATGGGCGAAGATGTCATGGGTCTTGACATGGACGCTGACGAATCTATGGCTATGGACCCACGCCTCGCTTCTATCTTCACTGCCGCCGATGAGGACGCAGAGGAAGAGGCTAAAGAGGAAGAAGCTACCGAGGAAGAAGCTACCGAGGAAGAGTCTACCGAAGAAGAGTCTACCGAAGAAGAGTCTACCGAAGAAGAGGCTAAAGAGGAAAAGGCCGAGAAGAAGGCTTCTTATCGCCCACGCACCTCTGCTCGTAAAGCGGCTGTTAAGACTCTCGGCAACATCTCTCGTGAGGCTTCAAGTGCTTCTGATGAGCTTTCTAAGCTCTGGGAGTCTGCTCCAGATGTCAGCAAGTTCTTCGGCTAAGAGTAGATAAACTTTTAATAGTTTATTTATAGCTGACGCTATTATATTGGAAAACCTTTTCGGGGTTGGTTGTAAAACCACCCTATCTCAAAACAACACTACTCTCTTGAAAACAGAGAGTACGAGCTAAATAGGAGAAATCTCATGGCTCTACTTGGACAAGCTAGTGGTGGTTTTACTGAGTCAAGCTCTGCGTTGCGTATCCTCCATGTGGGTATTCGCAACACTGTCGGACAGTTGTCGGCAAGTGCTTTCACTCAGGCAAACCCCGTTTCTGGTGCGAATCATAATACTGCCGCACCTGGTCTTCTTACTAATGTACTCGGTGTACTTAGTGGTTCTATCGCATTTGCTCAGACTGGTTCTACCAATGAGCATGGTGGACCAGTAAACGGTGCATCTGTACTTGGTGTATTCATCAACAACGCTTCGGGCAACGCTTTCGAGAATCAGCCTGGTGTTGCTTCTAACCGTGGTCCATATGTTTCTGCACAGGGTACTTATGCTAACCTTCTGTATGAGACAGTAAATGTTGACACAGGTGTTGACATCACTGCTTCATATGTTCCTGGTGCTCCATTGTTCCCATCGGTTAATGGTTTCTTGACCACTGTAACTGGCGATGCAAACCACGACCACGCAACAGTCTCTGCTCTTATCGCAGGTACTCTTGCTCAAGGTGATCTTGAACTCGGTCTTGGTGCAATGGCTATTGTTAAAATCACTCCCGACTCAACTTCTGATGAGTTGGTTTACGATCAACGCATTTAATAGAAAGGAAGTGATATTATGAGTAATACCGTTGATAATGCAGTAAAGCAGAAGATCATTTCTGACTACATCAAGACTCCACAGGGTCGTGCGAAGCTCGCCGCTTCTATGACTCAGCCCCTACGCCTTCGCCGTGACTACACCTCTGTAGGTCGCAAGACTTTCCTAGTCGAGCAACTTCCAGACGGTGCTCTTCCTATCTACGACAAAGACCCAGATGTCACTGCGTTCGTAGTTGGTGAAGAGGGTGAGAACATTCTCGCTATCACCAAGCCACGCCGTGTTATCTTCCCTCTGTTTGAGATCGCCTCTAACCCAGAGATCCCACTCACTCAGATCAAAGAGCGTAGGTTCGACCTCATCGAGAGGGCACAGGATCTTGCTCGTGCTCAGATCCAGGCGGCCGAGGACGAGCGTGTATTCGCTATCCTCGATGCAGTTGCGGCTAACGGATTTGATAGCGTTGCAGGTCAGACTAACGCTGACATTCCTGTTATCGCCCCTCTTAATGGTGCTGTTCTTGCTGACGCATACAGCCTCATTGAGCGTCATGACCTTCGTGTTGCTCGTGTATTCATGAATGCTCGTGATTACGCTGACATCCGTAAGTTCGGTCGTGACATTCTCGACATTGAGAGCCAAGCGGCACTTCTCAAGACTGGTCTACAGGCTACCCTTTGGGGTGCTCAGATCATCACTAGCCGACTTGTTCCTGTTGGAACTGTTTATGTCTGCTGTGAGCCAGAGATGTTTGGTCGTATCCCTGTTCGTACCGAGCTTACCGTCCTTTCTGCTGACGATCCTAAAGCTCGTACAATCGGCTTCTCAGTGTTTGAGAATTTGGGTATTGGAGCTTACAACCCTCGTGGTCTTGCTCGCCTTACTGTACAGCGTTAATCTTTGATTTAATGCTTGTACTTAGCCTAGCTACTTTGTAGATAGGCTACTAGAGGTACTTAGAAAGAACCTCATCTTCCATAGGGAGATGGGGTTTTTTCGTATCTAGGGGAAATAAAACTTGACCTCTCTAGGTTCTTAGTGGCACACATGGTACACAACCAAACACACTAGACCTTAAAAGAGGTGATTGATGAACGCTTTTGAACGCATATATGATGGTATATGCAGTATCTTCGCAAAGGTAGGAAAATTCCTCCTTATTCTTGCAATGCTGTATCTTTGTATCGGGCTGGCTTGTCTCTTAGGGTTCATTGTAGGGGGTATGATTCTTGACTACTTTAGTTATGATGACTTTTTGGGATGGCTCTTATGGTATGTTTCATTCCCTCTTGTGTTTTGGTTTTCCGTAGGTGTTTTGTACGCTCTTATCTTCTTGTTCCTTGGGTCGATTGGGGTGACATACCAGTTGCTAACTGGAAAAGAACTTAAAGGTGTTCTATGAGAGCTATACCTTGCCCTATCAGTAGAGAGAGGTTTGTAGACCTCTATGTGAACCAATGCTTAACCGAGAAGCAGATCAACGAGTTGTTGATTTCTGAGGGTCTTGACTCAAGCATGAAGCGTATTCGTAGCTGGAGACTACGCTATGAGATTGAGACAGTGGCTAAACATGATCGACTTGGCTTACCTAAGATTGAGGGTGATCTAAGGTCAATCCTTATCGGGTCAATGCTTGGTGACGGACGCATTGCCTTTAGGAAGAACGCTTCACATTATGAGGAACGACACGCACCGAACCAGAAAGAGTACCTTGAGTGGAAGCAAGAGAAGTGGGGTAAGTGGTCGAGTGGCGAGTTGACCACAGCTAAGAGCCGAGAGTTTACCTCATACATCTTTCGCACTCATGCTCACCCTATGCTTAATGAGTACCGAGACTTATTCTATGAAGAGAGGGATAAGGGTTGGAAGGTAGTTAAGTATGATGTCGTAGATCAAGTGGACGAGTTAGCGTTTGCGATGTGGTATCTTGATGACGGATTTAGTGGTCATTGGCCTTGCATTACTTTTGGTGCAAAGGGAGAGAGTCGAGCAAACGCTTACTTGATTTTTGAGAAGTTTGGTCTATCTCCCCGATGGAAGCTCAAAAAAGGTGAGACAGGAGAGTTCCATTTCCGAGAGGAAGATGCCGAGCGTTTTATTGAGATCGTTAGCCCTCATGTACCCGACTGTATGAAGTACAAGTTGGACTTTGGGTTTCAAGGTCGCAACAATGGCATCAAGAAGAAGATGGATAAGGACTTGTTATTGGAGCTTAGGGGTAAGGGTTGGAGTAAGCGTAGGATAGCCAAGTATCTTGATTGTGGTGCGAGTACAGTAGGTCGCTGGATGGTTAAGTTTGGTGTGGAGTGATCTAGGGTTTGATAGTTTCTTTATAGGTGTCTCTTATCCATAAAGGAGATACACCATGAGACTAAAGACTAAGAGAGACATGATCTCTGAAATAGAGCAGTTGCTCTTGGACACTATGTCGAAATACATGAGTGTGGATGAGATCAAGGCAGAGGCAGAACACCTAAGTGAGTTTGCCCTCAATGATCTTAAAGAGGTTGAGTCAACTCTTGTCGCACCTGCTCTCTCTAGGATTGAAGGTTGGAACCGCTCTAAAGTAGATGTTGTGGTGTCGGATGTCTATGATGGATATGAGGGTATCGACTGGAGTATTTCAATCTATGTAGGGTCTGCTTCTTTTACTCACATGGGTGGCAACCATATTGAGGACATATTAGAAGACCCACAAGATTTCTCATCTTCCGAAGAGATGGAAGATTATCAAAACCTTGTGGGCGAGATAAAAGAACCAGGATCAACAAAGACGAAAACAGAGATCACTCTTTACACAGCTCAACCAAAAGGTTTTGATCGAAACAGGTATGTAGAGAAGGGATTGTTTCTCACATCTGATTATAGCGATGCCATAGGTCTTGCACATGATCGGGGTAGAGAGGTGTTCGAGCTACAGATACCTCGTAAAGATGTACTTGAAACAAAGAGTGGTCGCATCCATTGGTATCAAGTAATCAGACGCACTCAAGCAACAATACGACCAACCTAAAGGAGAAGTGACATGAGACTCACTATCGCTTTACTCTTAATCTTATCTGTATTGCTCACACCTACGATTTCTCACGCTGATGAGAATAACTGGGAAGTGAGCTTAGGGACAACACAGATGTTCATCGGTGGGTACGAAGAGGGTTCGATACCTGTACCTACTAACTCTGCTACATTCATCTTATCTCGTAAGGTGTATGAGAGTTTTGCATTATGGGTTGTGTTCAATCTGCCTACTACTTCTAACAGGAGGTATACAGAAGAAGGGTTCATTGAGGAGACACAAACACCACCTAGTCTTATGTTGGGTGCGAGTTATGAGTTATTGAGCTACGAGTTTGCCAAAAAGAAATCTGTGGGCCTTGATGTCGGTGCATCAGTCGGGCACACGATTACGCTTGACGGTCAGTTTTTCCCTGTGGGTGCTTTTCGTTTGAAGTTCGTTAAAGACGAGGACAGCACGATGTATGCAGGGGTGACAACCTCACCTTATAATCCAGAGGGTGATTTGGTTTGGGGTTTAATCTATGGCATGGGCTATAGATTTTAATAGTTTATACCCCACCAATAAGTGATCTTTAAACCCTTAACCAAATGGAGAAATCTTATGAGAAGATCAGCTTCAGAAGTAATTAGAAATCTTGAGACTCGTATTGCCCGACTTGAGGGCAAAACAGCTTCATCCATGTCAGTCAGAGCTTTTAACGCAGACGGAGATGCCGTTAGTCCATATAAAAAAGTTAAATGTGAGCTTACCTCAAGAGGTATAGCATCTTGCATCAAGAGGGAGTTTGGGTGTGATGCGGATACTACAAACATCAAGCTCTGGGTAGGTTATGGGGATGATGCCACAGAAATAAAAGTGCCTTGTACTCGTATTTCTGGAGAGATCGCTTATGTTTGCATCTACTTAGTATATGGGGCGGAATACTCGATCTTTTAGATAAGATTTCGGTGAGACAGCTCGGCTAGTGGTCGATCCCTTGCTCACACAAAGGGCAAGTATCACCAATCTCGCACTTAATCGCCTCAAGCTCGTCTGTGAGCCTTTCTACCTCTTGTTCGGTGCGAGATATACGCTGATATAAATCAAAGCGTTCCGAGGCTATTCTAAGGTCATTCTCAATGCTTGTATCTACCTCTGGCAGATCAACCTCTAGCATTGAGATTGACTTGATTGTTTGGTCAAGCTCTTTACGCTTATTCAAGACTCGCTCAAGTGGTGCGTGGTCTTTGACATCAACATCGGGCAAAGAGGGGAATGATGTTAAGCCGACACCCACGATACCTTCCATGATCCTTAGTCGGTTCTTTTCTCTACGAATACGCTCAAGGTCTTTGATCCCCATGAAGTCATGTGGATTGACCTGTGGAAAGTTTACATTTTGCAAGGCAGATACGAACTGTGTTTGAAACATAAGGTTTTCTCTCTTTTCTTTGATTGCCTCTAGCTTTTTAACTCTTTCTTCAAGGGTCTTAATCGACCCCTCAAGATCATTTATATGATTGATAGTAGTCTCTGCGTCTGACAGCTCATTGAAATTAGGTAATCGCTTACGCTCATACTCTAAATCCTCATGCTTAACCTTAATGCGTTGATTAAGGCTCTTAGTTTCGCTCCTAGAGAGACTTGAGGCTTTCTCTAAGGCTTCTATTGTCTTGACATCAGATAACGCACTAGAGAGGACACTAGGGGGCATATCAAGCAAGAAGATTTGTTCAAACTGTCGGGCGATCTGAGGCCATACTGTTTTTCCATCAACATCTACTGATATAATGTTTAAGTCGGCAAGCTCATCGGGAGTCTTTGATCCAACTTTATCTAGCTTTTGTCCGTTGATCTCATACTTGTTGACCCCTTTACCCTTTTCCCAAATGACCGAGTTGCCATCATCAAAGTCGATTGACACCTTTGAGAAACGCTCACCTTTGCGAACATGGGAATAACCTCTAGCGTTAGAGAAAGCACCAGCGATAGCTCTAGCACAAGCAGACTTGCCTGTGTTGTTCGGTCCTGTAATGACAGTCAGACCTTTGACCTCAAACTCAGCGTGTTTGATAGATTGGTAGTTTTCTATTTTAACTTGCATGGTGTCTTTTCTCCCATTCCCTTTATATGAATGATACCGAGTCCATTTACTTCCGAAATAGTATAAGGGTATGTGTACCCTATACGAGAGGAGAGAAGATGTCTTTAGACACCAAATACAGACCGAGAACATACAGCGATGTACTTGGTCAAAAGGCTACAATCCAAACGCTCAAAGGCTTTATCAAGTCTGACGCAGGTTGGAGGCAGTCTTATCTGTTCGCTGGTCCTTATGGTTCGGGCAAGACCACACTTGGTCGGATCATGGCTCGTGCTTTATTGTGTGAGTCTCCTGTTGACGGAGAGCCTTGTGATGAATGTCATTCTTGCAAGGCTATGTTAATGGGTAGCCATGACTCATTCATTGAGGTGGACGCGGCGACCAACAGTGGTAAAGCAGATGTAAAGAAGCTCTTAGAAGAGCTAGGGTATGCTTCATTTTCGGGGAAGAAGAAACTCTATCTCTTCGATGAAGCCCATCAGCTCTCTAAAGACGCACTGGATGCGTTATTAAAACCGATGGAGGAGAATGATCGGGGTAGCTTTGATAAGAAGCTCGTCTGTATCTTTGCCACTACCGAACCAGAGAAGATGAGACAGACTGTATTGAGTCGATGTGCTCCTGCGTTCATCATTCGCCATGTAGACTCGGAAGAAATCGCTGACCGTTTGCAAAAGGTGTGTGAGTGGGAGGGCTTTGAATATGAGCGAGAAGCGTTGGTCTTGATTGCTGACTTTACAGAGGGTCATATCCGAGATGCTTTAAAAGCCATTGAGGGTGTAGCTTCATCGAATGAGGGTAAAGTGGGTCTACAGGGGGTAAGGGCATACCTCCATGTAGATCGTAATGATGTAATCTGTCAGCTCTTGTTGAGTGATAATGCTAAGTCTTTGAGCTTGGTCGATGAGTTATTACAATCGACTCCTGTCGGTATTGCTTATGACAGGTTGCAATCAGCGTGTATGTTTGCGATTTCTCTTGGTATGAAGGCAGGTGTGCCACCTCCATATTGGAACAGACCTCTACTGCAAGAGATCTGGGATAAGTACGGTATGCCTTTGCTTAGTCTTGCAGATAATTTAGCGAGTCGCCCGATTAGGCCGACAGGTGGTATGTTCAAGTGTGATTTGTTGAAATGGAAGATCGGAGGGGTACAAACCCTACAAGTGCCTCAAATAAAGTTTGAAGAAAAAACCCCTCTTCCAGAACCACAGGTAGATAAACCACCGCCAAAGAAACAACTTTCGCTCTCGGAGTTTAGCAAGATGGTAAAAGGAATGGTATCTATTTAATACCATTCTTTTTTACTGTGAGTTGTCTATGAGAGAAACTTCGTGGGTTGTCCTTGAGCTTTCAACTAAAGGCGAAGAAGAAGCCCTAAAAGGGTCGCTCAAAGATAGGATCGTTTCCAGCACTGCTTTTAATGTTGATGACATTTATATCCCTCTGATGGTTCAGAGATACCATGAACCGATTTGGTTAATGGAGGGGTATATCTTCATCAAGAGCGGATACGGTGCTGTTGAGTATTATAGCTTAAAGCAGTGTGGTCTGGTAAGAGATATTATCTCCCAACTCGATACTCGTACTGGTCTTATGAGTATGGGAGTCATCCCCGACTCTGATTTGAAGAGGATGGTTAAGAAAGTAGACAACCTTGGAGGTTCTTTCAAACAAGGAGACAGGGTACGCTTAAAGTCTGGTCCTTTTAAGAGCTTTGAGGGAGAGGTAGTGATGACTTGGAGGGAGGGCGATGTTCGTATGTACGCCGTCCACCTTTCTTTTAGGAGTGTAGAAATCATACACACTATAGATTGCCTTTCCATAGAAGGAGTTTAAAATGGATCAGAAGTTAATGGAACAGCTTTTTTCAGACGAGCAAGGGCTCCATACCTGCCCGACTCCAAATTATGTCTCTGACGATCAGATTGAAAAGATACATTCAATCTTAGAACACATGAGCAAAGTTTCTCCAGTAGAAGCGGATATGGTTGAGCTACACCTCTTGCATGGACTCAGCCAAGCATATCTCGGAAAAATCTTTGGGTATACTCAACCAAATGTCCATTATAGGGTTAATAGAGGATTAGATAGATTAAGAGTCTATGCTCAGATCACAATATATGAGGAAGCTGAACTAAGAGATTTACTCTCTAGTTTCTTTATCGACAGCAAAGACATTGAAGTATTAGTCCTTTTATATACCTATTCTAGTCAAAGCTATGTGGCTCGTCTTTTAGGTGATACACAAGGGAAAATCAGATACAGATACTTGAAGTGTTTAAAAGCTATGGAACAATCACCAAAATTAAGAGATGTATACAATACCTTTAAAGTCATAAGTGAAAACATCACTCTCCTCAGAGTTCTACCAGAGGATGTGGATAGGAAGAGGGTGATTTTATGACGGACAAGATCTTACCCAAAGATATTGTAAAGAGATGGGTAGCCGAAGTGATGACTCAAAACTATGACATCACGATCCACCCTCAAGAGTATCCTTTCGGGGAGAAGTTTATACGCAACCTTCAAAGAGAAGATTGGGATGTAAGCATCATAGAGGACCACAAGATTGTGATCAGCTCCAACGACCCGATCAAACTTGCACACCTAACGATCAAGCTAAGGAAGCAGGGATACATCATAGAGGACTGATTTGTAGATCATTTATCATTCCTTTGTATGTGTGGATTTTAAACCCAAAGGAGAACACGATGGCTGTAAGAAGAAATCGCATAGTCAAACCATTTAGAGGTCAGCTCTATGACATGGTGGTTAAGAACTTTGCATATGTGCCTGTCCTTAACGCTTTAGGGCAACAGGTTGAAGAGACTGATGGAGATGGTAATCCCATCAAAGGTAAGATCGTCAGAGTCAGACGCAAAGAAGTAACTGACGCATTTGAGATCTACTATAACATTTGTCTTGTGGACGAATACTTTAAGATGCTTTATGAGGGGTGTCTTAAAGCTGGTCAACCTCCGTACCCCATGTCTACACTAAAAAAAGACTTTGCAAAAAGCTGGAGGTACTTGCTTCAAAAGTATGCGATGAACGCCCCAAGAGGAACACGAGAGCTTGCGACTAAAGTTGAAGCTCGATTAGGAGAGATTGATAAAAATATCAATGGTGCTCTTGACGCTGTAATGAAGGGGTCTGACATCAATAAGATTATGGGTGGACTCAAGGGGGCCGCTGGCAGTACCGATTACAGAAGAACAATCGGCTTCTATGCAGATTTCATTAAACAAGCATTCAGTATGCTCGGACTCAATGTTGTCACAGAAGTTAAAAGCAACCCTAAGTTTAACATTCGGTATGTTCAGTTCTCTGTGGGTGACGAAATCAGCGACTTGATCGCCAACTCAAGTGAGATGGTCGCAAAGGAAATCGCCAAAGCCGAGAGACTAAAGAAACTTCGGGATGCGAAGCTCAAATCATCTTTGCTTGAACAGGGTTATCATGTCGAGACTCAGCCTGTATATTTGGACGGTGGTGTAGCGTACCTCACTGTTGCTTACGATCAGCAAGCAACCAAGATCCCTAAGCCACGAAGCAAGCCTAAAGCTCCAATGTTCGCTAAGAAGGATAAAGAGATCATCATTGCTTTAGAGAGCTTAGTGGCCGAAGATACAGTCTACGGACCGAACACTGACCCAAACGATTTCTTCGTTGCACCCAAGTGTTCAATCGAAAAAGATGCGAGTGGTAAACCTTCTCTAGTCTATGAGCCTGGTGAAGAAGAGAAGAATAATCTCATCATTCAGCAGATTAAAGAAGCTCAACAGCGAGCTAAAAACTTCTCTATCCCTCAGTTTAAAGAGGGGTATGGTAAACTCCCTAATGGTGAACCAGAAGCGGGCTATAACGCGGCTGGATTGCCTAACTTTAGGTATGTAGTACCTAAGTCTCGCCTCAAGTTTTACAACCGAGCTGTTAGATTGTTCGACAAGCTCTTAGAGTTCAGAGCACTCTGTGAGAATAAAGCCGCTCACAGCACAGAAGTATATAACTACAGACTTGCTATGCAACCTCTTATTAAAGGCGTTTATAGCAGTGAGTTTACAGATGAGCTTGGGAACACATACCAACGCTTCACTAACATGAAATCTCTCGCTAAAAAGGTTCTTAAGAAGCGTAAAGACAAGAAGAAAGAAAGGCTCACACAGCCAGATATTTCTACCGAGACAATCACAGTCGAAAACTACCCCGATTGGGATGGTAAGAAAATCGTCTATTCCGAGCGTAAAGTTAAGATTGCTTGCTTCAAGTACCCATCGGGAAGCACATACAATCCTGTACACTACAAGGATCTTTTACAGGAAGCCTTGAACCGTATCAATCTCGGTAGAAATCCCGACCTCGACCCAAGCCTTAAAGATAAAGTTTTGACCCCTTCGTTCAGAGAGGTCAAGGGATCAGACGGTCTGAGCAAGACTTTCCGACTCGTTACTCTGAAAGACTCGGAGGGCAAGGATAGAGAGATCATTGTTGAGGGTCGCTACGCAGGGTATGAGCTTGATACTATCTTGAACATGGAAGGTCGCTTTATTGAAGGTGGCTATGTTAAAAAAGAGGGTGGTCGCTCGGTTAAGGTCGAAACAGATCGCATCGCTTTTGACGGCAACGGCAATGCTCGCACTGTTGATAAGATCAAAGACGGAGACTCTTGGACTTATAAGCAAAGACTTATTGAGCCTTACATTACGGTCAATCCAAAAACTGGTGTTCTTACTCTCGGTATTCCTGGTGAAAATGCGAGTAAGGCTGACCGAAACATCATGAAGGATCTTGCGAGCAAGATTTCTTCTATCACTGTTGTGAAAGACCCAAATCTTCCTAAAGGGCACATGAATAAAAACCCATTCTTCACTTTCTCACCCGAAGATTTCGAGACGATTCGTGATTCTCTTGGTTCGGTAGCGTTAAGTGAGTCTGCTTCTAAGTTTATGGACGAGTATTATGCCAAACTTAGAGCGAAAGAGAACGCTACTACTGTTGAGAATACAGAGCGTTTCACTCCCGAAGCTCTTGGTGGTTTTGTTGCAGAGACAGCTAGAGGCAAGTTCAAGTTTAACAACAAACAAAGAGAAGCGGCTGCTTGGCTTGACGCATCGGGTATGCAAGGTGTTGTCGCTCTTGATACAGGTGTTGGTAAGACCCTTACCTCTCTTGTTGCGATTAAAAAAGCAATTAACGAGGGCATGGAGCTTGGGGGTGATGATACCAATCGTAGATTCCTCTATGTTTCACCTAAGAGCCTTGTCGGGAACTTGAAGAAAGAAGTCCTCAACTTTATGGTGACAGGTGGGGACGAGTTTAAGCGAGCTGACGGTGAAATCGAGACAACTCCTAACTGGCAACAGATCGTTCTTGATCGCATTGATGAGATGTCTTATGAGGACTTTGTTGCAGACTTTAAGAGTTCCGAGGGCATTGACGACCTCATCTTAGAGATGGACAACGGAAAACAGATTGTTGCTGATACAAAACGCCTAGCTCGTGAAAACAAGCATCATGGCAAAGAAGCGACTATCACCTATGAGGTTAAGTATAAGAACGGTCGTGAGGTATCTAGGAAAGAGGTCGATTTCCAACTCGGCAACTTGATTGATCCTACAATCGTTCGTACAGCCGCTAGGAACGAAACGAAACTCATTCAAGAACTCGTTTCTTACCCTGCTCTCTCACCTTCTGAAAAGGAAGCGAAGAAGAAAGAGCTTGCTAAGTCTCGCAGACAGTACAACAAACTCAAGAAGGAAGCTAAGGTTAAGTCCTCTCCAGCTTTGAATAAGAAGTACCAAGAGAGATACTATGCTTGCTTCTTTGACGAGATCAATGAGATCTTCGAGAAGGGTACTTCGGGTAAAGATAAAAACTATGCTGTGTCCTCTCTCGGACACCCTCGCAAAGTTTTCTTGACTGCTTCTGCACTTGATCGTGATCCTGTTGATCTTTATAGACTCGCTACTCTTGCTAAAGGTAAAGTACCTACTGCAAAGAGTGAGAAAGCCTTTGCCGAAAAATACGGTGTTGTACTCGCAGGTCGTATGGTCGCTCTGAAGCCTAATAGGGAGCTACAAGAGCAGTTCCACAACTGGGTCAAAGAGAACGCTTACTTTGCACCTAAGATGGACATCTCTGTAGACCCCGACTTTGGTGTCGATTATCAAGATGTTAGTCTGCCGAAGCTCTTGAAGCTCAAGTCTCGTACTCTTACTACTCGTATGCCTCCTGCTATACAGCGAAAGTATAAAGACGAAGCTAAAGCCATTTCGGGCGAGCTTAAAGCTATGGTTGCTAAGTATCGTGATCTCCGTCATAAGCTCGCCACTATGAAAGATACTGACGGCGAGTTCTTTGATCGAACAAAGAGTAAGGCATATCAAGATCTCACCAGAGCGACATCTAAAGTAAGAACCGCTTTAAACAAGCTCATTAGGATTTCTTCCGAAGGTATGTTTAAGGCTGATGTCGGGTCTAAGGTCTTTAAGGATAACTCGACCGAGAAGTGCCTCTACTTCTGCTCGAACTTTAAACTTGCCGAGTCTGTCATCAAGAAGAACAGCAAGATTCGTAGAGATAAGGTACACGCTGTCCTTTGGGCTAAAGAGATCATCTTCTATCAGAACGGTGAGATTGTCGCTCAGGTCACTGAACAAGACAACATGAGCGTTGACGCTTTTGATGCAAAGTATCTCGACACAGGCATCTACACCAAGATGGCTTCAGAGGAAGAGGAAGATACTGAAACCGAGTCAACATGGGCTATGGACATCTCGAAGAAGTATGTCAAAGAGAACAGCACATTAGCGACTGCTGTTTGTTCGGACAACTATGCTCGTGGTTTCAACTTCCAAACCTTCACTAAGGTCATCCACCTTGATCGTGGTAAAGGGTTTGACTCTGAACTCTTAAAGCAGAGAACTGCTCGTGCTTATCGTGGTGGTCAAGCTGAACAGGTAGAGGAAATCTACATTGATGCTACCTTTGCTCCAGACTCCGAGTCAGAGGGTACTGTTAGCGATAATGCTCGTGGTATCAAAGTTGACCTTATAAATGCTCGTTCTCTTGAGCGTAGCGAGCTTGAAGAAGGTAAGACCTATCAGACCTTTATTTGGGATGAAGATGATTGGGTTCTTTCAGACTCATTCACATTCACTACTCAAGGGGAGGAGGCCGAGGTTCTTGAACCCAAACTCAATGAGATGTTCAACACAATGGGTTATGTTTGCCCTGTAAACCTCCCAAGTGAAGAAGAACCCATTAAGAGGATCGTTCTTCAAGAAGGTATGGACATCAAAGAGCGAGCGACTGTTAAAGATGACTTTGATATGCTCTCGATTGACCAAATCAAGTCTTTGGTTAATGAGGCGGATCAAGATTTCTTCCAAGACATCATTGTTAATGGTTTGAAGTCTGATCTTACAGCTCGTCTCGATGCTCGTGTCTCTGACACAGGTATTGCGATTAAGACACCAGCTATGATGAGGGCAGTCCTTGATCCGACAGAAGAGAACTGTGCCAGAGCTGAAAAAGAACTTGAAGAGTACGATGCAAACCCACTCAGCCACATGACTTTCGATCCAGGTCGTTATGATGATGCTGATCTATGGTTGGCAGGTAGGTTCAATAGAGACGGTTCTAGCCTCACTAAGAAGCAGAAGCAGATCATTGACCTTATGGGTGGACCTGCACTCGCTAACTTCATCATGAATGATGCAAGAGGTACTGTTACTGGTAGTGCTATTCGATTAGAAGAGAACAGGTACATTGAGGGTGCTGGTGTTGGTATTGGAAGGGACACCATCGACAATGGCTTTGTTAAGGCTAAACCATGTGCTCCTAGAGGTTTCTCTCCAAGGTTCTTATTTGCAGAAATCGTCACAGCAAAACGCATGGGCATAAAGCAAATCAAGTGTCTCGCCGCTGGATCTGATGGAGATAGCTACTATAGTGGTTATGCTGTCTGGCCTAAATATGGTTTTACTAACACCATAAACCTCACCGGCTTACTAAGTAGAGTTCCCTCTGACAGCCCTAATCAAGTTTATGTTCAAGCTGTTAAACAGATCATGGGTGAAAATCCAGGTATTGTTGATCTCTTAAAACTCTTGGTGATCACAGCCGACATTGTAACTATGAAGGTTAAAAAGTCAGACGCAGATGCTTATAAAAATGCGATGAGTGCATGGGAAGAAACTAAGAAGAATACTCTTGGTGAGCGACCTGTGATGCCAACGCAAGAGAGATGGCAAGTTGGGGATCGGATCAAAGCAGATGGCGAGAGAGTGAGACTACACGCATCCCATATATACAATATGGAGGGTGTGGTTACTGATGTTGATGGGCATGGAAACATTACCGTTAGACTTGATAATGGTTTCACACACACACTCGTTAGAAATAACGATTATGTCAGCCTTGTCACACCTCGCCCTGCTATTGATACGACAGTTGTTCAAGAAGAGATGGACGCTTGGGATCGCAGAGCCTCCGAGTATGACGCAAATACTCCAAAGCCACCGAAGCCCGATGCAAAGAAGTCAACAGAGTATGGAGTCGCTGTCGGTGAGAAGCTATGGGGCTTGTATGGCAGTTCTATGACTATGTACTTAAACCTCCAAGACGGCACACCTTCGATGAAGATTGCTAACGCATATCTCAAGAAGAAGGCTCTTGAAGCGAACCTTGATGTGAATGATTTCCTTAACTCTCCATTGGATCTCCTTAATACAGAAGATCCCTGGTGTTGGGAACAAGAAATCGACAGGATTTCTGTCAAGGGTCAACAGCTCAAGTGGACAGAGGTCGTCAGTCAGTATCCAGAAGCATACAGGACTGCATGGTATGCAAACAAGGGGCTTCGTGAGAAGATTGAGAGACTTTGTGGTTCTGAAAAGGTTTTCAAGGCACACATGAAGAAGTATGGCTTGATTGACCCTCAAACCGACCACAGGACTCCTGCTCCTGGACAAAGGTCATTGCAGAGTAGAACTGTTGGTCAAGAGGAGAGTGCGAATAAAGAGTACAGAGCAGATAATGTACAACAGAGGATTAAACTTGGTTCAGAGTTGAATGCCTCCGACATTAGACTTTGGGAGGACTCGCAAGATCCTTGTTTACAAGCGATTTGGGAGCAGTTAAGACTTGAGAACTATCAAGGTCAGATCATTGCCGAGTTGATCGAAGGCGAAGAAGATCCAGACCTCATCCAAGTCCAAAGAGCAAGAAAGGATAAATAAGATGGAAGATTTAGCTACTATCGAAGAATGGCTTGATTACATCAGCCAAATCCCCATGATGGAAATGATTAGCCACGCTAAGGTTATCGGCTCTGTTTCTTTCGAGGAAGAGAGATCAGATGAGGGATATGATGATGAGGACATCATGATCATTTATAAGGCACTCGCTAAAAGGTTCTTAGAACTCGATATGCGTGTTCCCGACATGATGGACAATGCTTGTATTAGCTTTAGAGACATCGCCTCAGGTGTTTTCACCCCATAAGGAT